TGCGTACGACAAAAAAGCAAGGGCGTTCATGACGCCCTTTTTTGTGGCTCACGTCGACCTGGGCGTGCGCGCCCTGGCGGCGGCGGTTAATCAGGCGGGTGCGCCGATCGCCGCGTTCCCGGAGGACTACGCGCTGTACCACCTCGGGACGTTTAACGATGAAAGCGCGGTGTTTGCGCTGCTCGGCCAGCCGTTGCACGTGGCCGAAGCGTTGCAGTTTAAGAAGCGGCTGGAGCTCCAACCGATCAGCTTTCCTACTAAGGAGGGGTAAAAATGTTCAACACGAAATCGCATCACAACCCGTCGGTAATGAAGCACTCGTTCTCGCGAGTGCCTCAAGCGCAAATCCCGCGCTCGACGTTCGACCGGTCGCACGGTTACAAGACGACGTTCGACGCCGGGTGGCTGGTACCGATTCTGTGCGACGAGGGTTTGCCCGGCGATACGGTCAAGGTGAACATGACCGGCTTCGCGCGTCTGGCTACGCCGATCTTCCCGATCATGGACAACATGTTCATGGACACGCACTTCTTCTTCGTGCCGATTCGGTTGATCTGGGACAACTGGCAGAAGTTCAACGGTGAGCAAGCGAACCCCGGGGACTCCACGGAATTCCTCGTTCCGCAGATGACGTCCCCGGGGGGCGGGTACAACGTGAGCTCGCTGTCGGATTATCTGGGCATTCCGCCCGGGATCGCGGGTATCGAGCATTCGTCGCTCTTTCATCGGGCGTATTCGTTGATCTACAACGAGTGGTATCGCGACCAGAACCTTCAGGATTCGGTTCCGGTCGACCGTGATGACGGTCCGGATACACCCGGCGATTATCTGATCCGTCGGCGCGGGAAGCGCCCGGATTACTTCACGAGCTCGCTGCCGTGGCCGCAGAAGGGCGATGCGGTTTCGTTGCCGCTCGGGTCGAGTGCGCCTGTAGAGCTCCAAGGCCCAGCTGGTGGGCCGGCTCCCGTGCTTCGGATAGCGGCGACGCATTCGGGCGCTGCCGCGCAGAATCCGTTGCGCTCGGACGCGAACAGTTTCTTGGTCGGCGCGAACGGGACGACGGCGCTCGTGCTCGATCCGAACGGATCGCTGGTCGCTGATCTTCAGGACGCGACGGCGTCCACCATCAACGTGCTGCGGCAGGCCGTGGCGATTCAACTTATCTTGGAAAGGGACGCGCGTGGCGGGACGCGGTACACGGAGATCATCCGGGCTCATTTCGGCGTCACTTCTCCTGACGCTCGGCTGCAACGGCCTGAGTTCCTCGGAGGCGGGAGCTCTCCGATCAATATTTCGCCTGTGCCTCAGACCGGCTCTTCGGACGCTACGAGCCCGCAAGGGAATCTTGCCGCGATGGGAACTGCATTACTCACCGGGCACGGATTCACTGCATCTTTTACGGAGCACGGCATCATCCTCGGCATCGTGTCTGTACGGGCTGATCTCACCTACCAGCAGGGACTTCACCGGCAATTTAGCCGCCGTACGCGCTATGACTTTTACTGGCCTGCGCTCGCTCATATCGGCGAGCAGGCGGTGCTCCAAAAAGAAATCTTCGTCTCCGGTGTCGACGCGGAGGACGACACGGTCTTCGGTTACCAAGAGCGGCACGCGGACTATCGTTACAAGCCGTCGCTCTTAACCGGGCTCTTTCGGTCGAACGTCGCGGGCACGCTGGACGCGTGGCATCTGTCGCAGGACTTCGCCGCGGCGCCGACGTTGGATCAGGATTTCATCGTGGAGAATCCGCCGGTCGACCGCTGTATCGCGGTTCCTGCGGAGCCGCACTTCCTGTTCGACGCGTATTTCCAGATGCATCATGCGCGTCCGATGCCCGTGTTCGGCGTCCCCGGCATGGGGAGCCATCTCTGATGTTCGGCGCGATCATGGACGCGGTAATGTCGATCCCCCAGAACATGATGATGGAAGAGGACCGCAACCAGCGGCAGCAGGACAACTGGGGCCACACGTTCAACGAGCAGACGTACAACTCGGCGGAGGCCGTCAAGCAGCGTCTGTGGCAAGAGGAAATGTCGAACACGCAGTACCAGCGCGCCGGCGAGGATCTGCGCCGGGCCGGCCTGAATAGGATCCTTGCGGTCCGTCAGGGCGGCGCGGGCGTTCCGTCCGGCGCGACTGCGAGCTCGGGCGGCAGCGGTGGCGTCGGTGGCTCACCGGGCTCGATTCGTCCCACGTTTACGCAGGCCGAGATCAACTCGGCGCAAGCGAAGCTGATGGGCGAGCAGACGGTGGCCGCGACGCAACAGGGCTACAACATTTCGGCGGACACCGAGCAGAAAAAGCAGCAAACGAACCTGATCATGGAGCAGCAAAAGACGCAGGAACAGCTAACCGCCTCGGCTCGACACAACGCGAACATTCTCGCGGAGGACGAGAAGGGGCGGAAGCTGGAAGGGCAAATTGACGAGACGAGATACGGCGAGGTCATGCGCTTCATCAACCGGGCAATGAAAGCCGTTACGGGCGGTGCCTCGGCGTATGGCAATGTCCGGGACTAGGGGCATGGGGCGTAGCCCCATAACAGCGCATACGTAAAAGCGATAAATAAAAAGCTAATGCGGCCCAAAAATCTCTCTCTACAGAGCGCAGTAAAAAATAAAAAGAATTCCCCATCTAAAAAAAAATCTACTCACTCTAACTCTCAAAAAATTCTCTCTCACACTCTTAACGGAGCTAACTCTCCTATGGAATTCAAAACTGCTTACTCTCCAAAACTGCGCGTTCAACTGGTGTGTTCTACACCGGGCCGCACAAAGCAATCGTTCAAAGACGAGTGCGATATCAACAACATCATGCGCAAATTCATTCGTACCGGGACCTTGGACTTTGCCCAACGCAACGAGGGCCGCTACGGCGACTGCACCGGGATGGAATATCAGAAGGCCGTCTATCAGGTGGCGGCCGCAAAAAGCCTGTTCAACGAGCTGCCGGCCGAACTGCGGAATCGATTCGAAAACGAGCCGGCGAAGTTCCTTGAGTTCGTGCAGGATCGGCGCAACGAGGATGAGGCGCGCGAATTAGGGCTCCTGAAGCCCAAGGAAGCGTCGGCGCAGCCGGAAGCTACCCCCCCCGCGCCCCCCCCCCAGCCGAAGGCACCGGCGAAGCCCTAGCAACGATGCCGGGCCGAAAAAGCCGCCGATAGGCGGCTTTTTTGTGCCCGTGCGAGCCGCCGCGACAGACCAATTCACCCACTTGATGTAATTGGTCTAGGTGACACCAAGACCCCGTGGTATAAGGGGGTATTCGAAAGGAGGTTTTGCGATGCGTAGGCACAAGCTGCAAGGTGGTCAAAGCCGTCGGCTGTTCAGCAAAACCGCGTCGAAGGCGCACCCGAAGAATTTCCGGGCGATGCCGATGCGCGGCGGGATCAGGCTGTAGGTCAGGTGCCGTGCTACCACCCGTTGCACGGCTATCAATCGAAGTCGGTCAATCCCAAGAGCGGAAAGCGCTCTTGGGTTTCTTCTCTCTCCAAGGCGCTCAATGCTGAGCGCTTCACAATTCCGTGTATGCGTTGCATCGGATGCAAACTGGAGTATTCCCGCCAGTGGGCGTTACGGTGCGTGCACGAGGCCCAGCTCCATGATGACAATGCGTTCGTCACGCTCACGTACGCCGATGCGAATATCCCCTTGGGTGGCACCTTAATAAAAAAAGATTTCCAAGACTTTGCGAAACGACTCCGGAAAAAAGCTGGCTGCAAGCTCAGCTATTACCATTGCGGTGAGTACGGTGAGCGGACCCGTCGACCTCACTATCACGCCCTGTTGTTCGGCGTTGACTTCCCGGATAAGACGCCTTTCAAGAAAAGCGCAGACGGAAGCGATATCTACCATTCCGAATTACTGCAACGACTGTGGCCGCAGGGTTTCTGCACAACTGGGGCTGTCACTTTCGAATCTGCCGCTTACGTAGCTCGCTACGTGATGAAAAAAATAACGGGCGCTCAAGCTGAAAAACATTACGAACGGATCGACGAGGAAACCGGGGAAGTGCACCGGTTGCTCCCTGAATACACAACGATGTCTCTTAAACCAGCTATTGCGAAAGGCTGGTACGAGCGTTTCAAAACGGATGCATATCCGAGCGATTTCGTCGTTCTACGCGGCAGGAAGATGAAGCCGCCGAAATACTATGACCGTTTGCTCGAGCTCGAGGACCCTGAAGCTCGTGCAGCGTTGAAAGTCCGTCGCGAGGAGGAGGCACTATTGCGCCAAGGTGACTCCACGACGGCGCGGCTGAAAATCCGCGAGGAAGTGAAGCTGGCGCAAATCGCATCATTAAAACGAGGAATCGATCAATGATCCTGCAAGCGATGGCTGCGTACGACAAAAAAGCAAGGGCGTTCATGACGCCCTTTTTTGTGGCTCACGTCGACCTGGGCGTGCGCGCCCTGGCGGCGGCGGTTAATCAGGCGGGTGCGCCGATCGCCGCGTTCCCG